TGGATATTGGAGTATCTGGATACTGGCAAGATTATTTACCTTTGTCATACTTTGCACAATTTGTAACAAATGATGTTGGCAATGAGTTTTATGATTTAGATTTTTTACAATTTAATATTGGATACCCTTCCCCAGATAAATTGTTAGAGTCAGAATCAATTGTAGAAAACTGGACTTATTCTGATTTAAAGAATGAATATAAAAATCCAGTTCAAAAAACATATGAGCAACTAGGTAATATATTATATACTGGCTGGGCAGACTATGAAGACATGCTACAAAAATCTGCAAAATATTATGAATATGATACAACAAGTGCTTCAATTAGAAGCTATCTAACATTCCAGTATGTTGCTGACGGAGCAAATGCTTTACAAGATTCTTTTACTATAACAGAAACTCCAAAAAGTAATAAAATAATAGACATGGATGAACATGCACAGTGGGCTAATACTAAATTTGAAATTATTGATAACACTTTAATATACCCCACAAAAACTGTTGATTTTAATGATTTAGCTGTTGTATTTCATTTAGAGTTTAATTTAAGGAATACGCTAACAAAGCCAATTAAACTTAGCAGGCTAGAGTTTGCTTCACAAGCACTAAGTGAAAATTCTTTTAATCCAATTGGAACTCGTTTTGGACTTAACCTATTTCCGTATAAACGATCTGGAATATATTATGACTATAAATCTAAAAATCCATTTAGTATATATAAAGGAAGCACACCATATTTATACTTAGATAGAAAAAGTGGAATACAGGTTCGTGGTGAATTTGATAAACAGATAAGTAGGGGTATTGCTGTTCCAATAAATCAAGAATTAGCATCAAATTATCGTGTCAGTGCTGCACAGCTTTGGATGAGATATGATGAAGAAAATTTTCCACTAGTTCCAACTGAGTTATTTGAGATTAATTATAAAAACGATAAGATTAAATTTTATATGGTTGCGGATAGCGAAAAAGGAAATAGAGCAAGAATCTATGCAAAAAGCCAAAACACTGGCTTAGACTTCAATGGGTTGTCATATTTTTGGAATGGATCATTAGTTAGAGAGCCAGTCATAACTGTTAAAGAGTGGGGGGTTCTTGGAATAGCATTTTCTAATGCCCTAAATCTTGACCTATATCTAGGGGGAATTAATTTAACTGGACCAATGCTATTTAATAACGTTGGATATTATCAAGCCAACAACTTGCAACAGATCCAAAGCACACTGGTTAGACCTTGGCTAAAGGTTAAGACTGATGGTATAACTAACTTTAACTGGCAATACTGGATAAACAACTTTACTTGGCAGGGCGTTTTAGTAATTGGAACCTCCAGCTTATATGGTGTAAACCCCGATGCTGTTTATAAAACCTACCTTGGAACTAATAAGATTATTATTGATGACTCAGAAGGAATGATTTTTGATGCAGATAAGATAAAAATCTATACAGACACATCTTGGCAGACATCTGTCAAGGTTCCTGTCTAATATGCTATACTTATGGTTATGGATAATGAGATTCTTAAAAAAGTTGGCAATGTCCGACGCAAAGTAATTGAAAAAGACTACAATTGGGGTCTTTACGTATACAAAAAGTCTAATGGTTCTTGGTTTACAGATGGCGAAGGAAGCATTCTAAATATAGAATCAATGCGTGGAGATATATCTAAAATATCAGAATTAAAAAAGGTTGCAATGCACTACGGTGATGATGGGGAAGGAAAGTGTGTTTTTGTTCCAGGACTTACCAGAATTAGTGAAGAAGAGTATTCAGAACAACTAGATAGAATGAAAAATGGCTTAATCCCTTCTATGAATGATCATGGAGCTTGGGTTGCAGCACGACAAACTTATGATAAGTATGGTAGCGATGAATAATGAATATGTAAGTGTTGGACTCAACACTCAAGAAAAAGATGAAAACATTTTTGCTTCTCAAGATCCATTTAATAAATCTTGGGATAATTTAAAAGACTATTCAGGTCTTAATCAAAACTTCCGCAGAAAAACTGCACGGAATGTAACAAAGGCAATTAATACTGCAACAAATGCATATCTAGATTCAGCTAATGCAACACCAACAGGGGTAGATGCTTCTTCAAAAGCTATTAATCCTGGAACGGTATATCGTAATGGTTATGGTTTGTTTGATGTTATTACTCCACCATACAACATGTATGAATTAGCTAACTTTTATGATACATCTTTTGCCAATCATGCTGCTATTGATGCAAAGGTAGAAAACGTTGTTGGCCTTGGATATTCATTTGAATTAGCAGATAAAACAATGCTTAGGTTTGAAATGAATGATGACCAGGCAGCAGTTGATCGTGCTCGGCGTAGAATTGAAAGAATGAAGCTTGGGCTTAAAGACTGGATAGAAGATCTAAACGATGATGATTCATTTACAAAAACAATGGAAAAGTTTTACACAGATGTTCAAGCTACAGGAAATGGATTCCTAGAAATAGGAAGAACAATAACTGGAGAAATTGGATATCTTGGCCACATTCCAGCAACCACAGTTCGTGTGCGTCGTCTTCACGATGGCTTTGTTCAAATTATTGGAATCTCTGTAGTTTATTTTAGAAACTTCGGGGCTAAAAATCCAAATCCAATGACAGCAGATGCTCGTCCAAATGAAATCATTCATTATAAAGAATATTCTCCATTAAACACATACTATGGAATTCCAGACATTATTGCTGCCCTTCCGTCCTTGATCGGTGATCAACTTGCATCTCAATACAACATTGATTATTTTGAAAACAAAGCAGTTCCAAGATATGTTGTAACTCTTAAAGGCGCAAAGTTATCTTCTGACGGTGAGGATAAGATGTTTAGATTCCTTCAAACTGGTTTAAAATCTCAGTCACATAGAACTCTCTACATTCCTCTTCCTGGGGATACCGATCAAAACAAAGTTGAGTTTAAGATGGAAGCTGTTGAAAATGGCATTCAAGACGGTTCATTTAAAGAGTATCGTAAACAAAATCGTGATGATATTTTTATTGCCCATCAGATGCCTATGTCTAAAATTGGTGGATCTGAAAGCTCTGGCGTTGCTGCAGCTATTTCCCAAGATAGAACATTTAAAGAACAAGTTTGCCGTCCAGCACAAAGCCATATTGCCAAGGTAGTAAATAAGATTATTAAAGAAAAGACGGATATTCTTGAGCTTAAGTTTAATGAATTCACTCTAACTGATGAGATTGCTCAATCACAAATTCTTGAACGTTACGTTAAGACTCAAGTTATGACTCCAAATGAGGCTAGAATTAAACTAGATCTTCCACAAAGAGCAGATGGGGATGAGCCTTTTGTAATGTCTGCACGTCAGGCAACTGATGCAGCAGCAAATCTTGCAGGTAACAGGCAACGTGATTCTGAAAGAACAAATAATAATTCAGACTCTACTACAACTGTTTCTGGAAGAAATGCACAGGGCGAAGGGAGAGCATCTCAGTAATTGAGATATGTTGAAAATGTTTGGTATAATAGATAAGCTATGAATATAAATAAAGGACATTGGGTAACTGATGGCGACAATGTTCGTCTTTCAATGCCTATTGGAAAAGTAGATATTGAACGCCGTATGGTGTCAGGTTTTGCTACCCTTGACAATATTGATAAGCAAGGTGACATTGTAACAACCGAATCAAGTATTGAAGCATTTAAGAATTTCCGTGGGAATCTAAGAGAAATGCACCAACCATCAGCAGTTGGAAAGATAGTCTCATTTAAAGAAGATAGATACTTTGATCCAAATGATAAGAAGTTTTATAGCGGAGTTTATGTATCTGCATACGTTTCAAAGGGTGCCCAAAATGCCTGGGAAAAAGTATTAGACGGAACATACACAGGTTTCTCAATTGGTGGAAACATTAAGTCTTGGGATGATGCCTACAATGAAGATATGGATAAGACAATCCGTGTAATTAAAGATTATGATCTTTTTGAATTATCTTTGGTAGATTCTCCAGCAAATCAATTTGCCAATATTGTTTCTATAGAGAAGAAAGATGGTCATAATGTGATTGACGGAATGCTTTCAAAAGTTGAGACAGAAAATATTTTTTATGATGCAGAAACAGGAATGGTTATGGTTTCAGATTCCGAAATAGCAATGCATCCAGTAACACAAAAGCAAATGCAAAATATAGGGTTTGTTGAAAAGAATGATAACGAAAAAGTAAATATGATAAAGTTCTTAGTTGATAGTGCCAAAGGCATTAGCACAATTAAGATTACAAAGGAGGTTAGTCCTATGACAGAAGCAACAGGAGCAGTATTAGATACTGTAGTTGAAGATGTTCAGGTCGCTCCAGAGGCACAACCAGTAGTAGCTCAAGAAGCTATTGCAGTCGTTGAGGAAGCAGCAGCAGTTGAAGAACTTGCAGTTGCTAAATCAGATGATGGTAGTGCAGATTCTTCTATTGAAAAATCAGAAGAGGGAGAAAAGGTTGCAGACGTAAATGATGTAACTAAATCTGATGAAGTAATTGTTGAGGCAGTTACTGAAATCAAGAATTCTCTTACAAATGCCTTTGGCGATCTTGCAGCAACAGTAAAGTCACTACATGACCAAATTGCTGCACTAAGTAAATCTATTGACACTGTATCTGGTGAGGTTAAAGCCGTATCTGGAGAAGTTAACAATGTTAAGGGTGTCTTTAATGAGTTTGGTAAGCGAGTAGATGCCGTAGAGCAAGATACCGCTTTCCGCAAGTCTGGCGATCTAGGCGAGATCGTGCAGTTTGAGCCTACCAAGGCCCAAAAATCCCTATGGGGCGGTCGTTTCCTCAAATCAACCGACCTATTCAACTAAGATATAAAATCACTAGGAGGTGAACAATATGTCGGAACAAAATAACAATCTAGAAAAGAACTACCCTGGATCAGGCGGAGCAGGCAATGAGATTAACTCTCAAGGCGGTTTCGTATCTGGTGGTGTTGGTAGCGCAACTGGTTTGGACTCTGCAGCAGCGTCTGTAGGATCACAACTCGGTAACACAGCAACTGCAGCTTTCGGTTCAACAACTGGAGCAAACGCAGTTAACCCAACAGGCGCAGCAGGTGGTATTCTAGCACCAGAACAAGCTCGTCGCTTCATCGACTATGTGTGGGATGCAACAGTTCTCGCCAAAGATGGACGTAGAGTTACAATGCGAGCAAACACAATGGAGATCGAAAAGGTCAACGTTGGAGAGCGTGTAATCCGTGCTGCTGCTCAAGGAGCACCAGACTACACAAACGCAGGTGCAACATTCACAAAGGTAGAATTGACAACCAAAAAGATTCGTCTTGACTGGGAAGTCTCTACTGAAGCACTTGAAGACAATATTGAAGGCGGAGCACTTGAAGATCATCTAGTTCGCTTGATGACTAATGCATTTGCTAACGACATCGAAGACCTTGCCATTAATGGTGTAGGTTCAGGTGCAGACGCATTCCTTTCAATTATGCCTGGATTCGTAAAGCAAACTCGTGGAACAGTTGGAAACGACGCACACGAATATGCTGCAACAGTTTCAGACAACAACTTT